TAGGTTATGTAGTTCATGTTGAGTATGTTAACCTAGAATTGATTAACTCAACAAGGCAAACAAAAAAAGGGGATGAGTCCTGTTACCCATCCCCTATCAAGGCAACTGCTCCTCTTGCGGAGACATAAGGCACAGCCGACAGGGAAACTACACCCTGTCGATTCCATTCTATTAGGGTATATCCTGAGTAAATTGTGTGGTTAATATGTTGATTACATAGTCAACTTTGATATGATACGCATATCAACCACCGATGCTAAGGAGCAAACGAAATGACCGAAACCCTGTACAAATTTAACTGCGAAGTGGAAGGTGTAGAACTCACCTGCCACTTGGAGTACGAACCAGAAGAACTCAACCACGGGGAAGCGCCAGACTTCCCTGCGTGCATGAATCTAGTCAATGCCTTTTGTGGTGACATTGACATCGCCCACATTCTTATGCAGTCCATCGTGGATCACATCTGCGAAGAAGCCCTCACACAATTTAACTCTGAAAGCGACGAATGAAACACCAAAACTACACACAAAACCTAGAAGTCGATGGACCTTATGTTGACGAGCGCGTCTCCCTTGTGGACTGCGTTCTCATCTTCCTGACTGGCGTATCTGTCGGTCTCATCACAGCCCTTATTGCAACAGGAAACTAATATGTCAGTACAAAAGAAAATAGACGAGATGGTGCTTGGTTACTTAAAGGCTGCCGAAGGCAAGGCCAGAATCATGTCGCCACAAGACATCGCCAAACTGGTGAGCGAAGCAGCTCACAAAGGTGCAATGATGGGTTATGACGCTGGGATGCAGATGGCACGACGCTCACACGGCAAGGAGCTGGAAGTCGCAGAGATGAGCGTCAAGGAATTGACCGAGCGCGTTAAGCAGTTAGAGACCGAACTGATTGCGCAGCAATGAGAAAGAAGTCAAAATACAAACCCAAAGGTGTCAGACTAGATGTCGCCACTTGGGTCATCAATGGCTTTAAGCCAGTCTCCGCTACTGGCAGCGCGGTACTCGATCTCAAGATAAAGAATCACAGCGCCCTAGAAGCGCTCAGGACGGGTCAGGCAAAGCGCTACGACATCGACTCCATCATCTCTGCCCTTAATGTCTCTGAAGCCCTCTCTCGCCTTGGTATTGGGCATGAATACAAAGACGAGATAAAAGAAGGTCAGGACGCCTTGCTGGAGTTATCGCGTCGCGGTATCAATCGTGAAGATAGGTTTGTGGCGAAGGCATCTGAGCTGACAGCGATCAACTATGTCATGGAACTCCACGACGCGCAGCTTGAGATCACCACCATTGCGCAACTAGAGAAGGCACTCGACATGGTTGTACTTGAGATAAAGTCACGAAGGGCGAGAGCCATTGAGGTCACGGCATTAAGGAGTAAGACATGAAGGACTTATTCGCCATCATTGGAGGCGTAACCGTTGTACTTGGACTTCTTGGTTCTTGTGGGGCTGGCAACTTTGTCTATATGTATAGCGACAAACCCATAAACTGCATCAAGGATATGACATGAGCGAAATCAAAAATGAAATTAAACAAAATGTTGACGGTAGTTTCACCATCACTGACTCACACTCAACAGCAGACATCGTTCGCTGGTTGCTGACACAAGACAGCAAAGAAACAATTTTGTATCTGTTAGACGAAACCTTGGCAAAACCAGAGCAAGAGCCTGTGGCAGTCGTGGCAGAGGTTCACATAAGCCGCTACACAATCGAATGGACAAACGGTCTTTTGCCAGAAGGCACAAAACTCTACACCACCCCACCACAGCACAAATGGGTTGGGCTGACGGATGATGATGACCTTGACTGGGAAGAAGGTGGAAACTTAAAAGATTTGGTTAAAGCCATTGAAGCCAAACTCAAGGAGAAGACGGTATGACACGACCAATAGGCATTTCAATCCCGCACCGCAAGGTGCAAGACGACGACGACATCCAGACCTACAAAAAGCCGTGGGTATCCCTCACCGAAGAGGAGATACACAAGTGCATAGCATACGGCAAAGGGGGCTGTGAGATTGAGCAGACAGCGAGGAATATTGAGTTAAAACTGAAAGGGCTTAACTATGATTGAGGCACTACAAAGCATCCTGACTCTTTTCGTGTTGCTTTTTACTGGCGCCTGTATAGGTCTGCTGGTCATCGTTGCAGTTCTTTATATGTCATTGGACAAGGACAAATGAAGTCCACCAGAATGCCAAAGCTCGTCGCCTTGATCTCTCAAAAGGGTTACACCACCAGAGAGTTGGCAGACATCCTTCATTGCACGCTAAGGTCTAGCAGGGATATGTTGCACAAGTTAAAAGACGAAGGTAGCGTGCACATTCAGTCGTGGCGTAGGGCACAAGCAAACGGCTGGATAGCCGTGTACCGCTACGGCATTGGAGTCGATGCAGAAAAGCCTGAGCCACTAAGCAATAAAGCCAGAGTCAAGAAGTGCAGAGAGCGCGAAAGCATCGAGGAGAAAGAGTTTCGTCTTGCTCGTCAGAGACAGCTCAAGCGTAAGGTTAAGCGCGACCCGTTGACGGCTGCTTTTTATGGGGAAAGTAACCCTTGACGCACTATCAATTCGTTTGGGTTCACATCAAGACCGTAAGGGTTTTCTACTGACTTCTGCTCAAGTGGGAAGTATTGAAGTCTTTGCTCTGGAGTTAGGTTCATACGAGCCTGAGTAAGTCTAGCCTCTGCTTCTCCAGCAAGTCTTTGATACTGACCTAATGGAGTTCTTCTTTCATTCTCGTCATATATAAATGACCTTGCGTCTTCAATATTATTGAAACCATATTTTTTAATTATTGGTTCAATGTCTTTAGGGTCTGTATATTTGAGACCTTGTAAAACTTCTAATGGTTTTGCACTTACACCGCCAGTAACTACTTGACTTAAATCAGCAGTTAAATCTCTTGCTCTTTGGTCAAACATTGGACCACTAGCAAATTCACTTATGTTACCGCCACGCGCAAAACCTTCTCTTCTCTGTATCCCATGCTGTAATTCATGCAGCAATGTGCTTTTAAGTTTTTCTTCACTTGGCGCATTTGCTTGTATATCTTCTTTAACAGTAACTTTAGGATTCTTCATAGAACCCTCTGTAATTGTTGTAGTTTGATAAGAGCCAGATATATCACCATCTTTTGATGCTAATACTGGAATGTTTTGCATCTCTGGATATGCTTTATAGAGTTCTCTATGAGGTATTGCACCTTTAGCGACTCCAAATCTTCCCATTTCAGCATCTACATAATCGACTATTTTCTGGCGAACATCGCCAAGACTGTTCTCACCAAAAGGCAAAGAATAATATGGCTTTCCATACTCAAGTTGAGAATATGCGTTTAGCAATTCTGATTGGTTTGGAGGAAAGTTTGCGTTTACTGGTTGATCACTAATCTCTTGGCGTAACTTGCCTTCAGCGCCACGAAATGTACCTGTCTGCTCCCATATATCTCTGGGACTTGCGCCAGCCTTTTCCATCTGCACAGCAGTATCTGCTGCTTGTTTATTCCAAGTCTTTGAACTTGGTCCAACAAATATCTGTCTTGGCTGCGCACTCGCTTGTAAATACTCCATGCCAGCACGCTTGACATCTGACGGCAGACTAGCCACAGCGCGACCAAGGTTGATTGGTCCTCTAGGGTTAGCAGCAGAGCCTATCTGCTCCATACCTGCCGTCTCCATGCGTGGTGCTGTCATGCGTGGAATGCTAGACAGCAGTCCTTCGGTAGTTGGCAGGACTGGATTCTCACCCACATTCACGCCACCACGACCAAAGGAGAAGTTCACTCCCTTGCGTAGCAAGCCCTCAATGTCACCAAGCAGACCGACAGGAGCGACAGCAAAGCCACGACCAAAGGACTCAGCGTTGCTCAGAGAGCCACGCAATGCGTCCATTAAGAGAGAGTCTGAGTACGGGTTTGATGTTGCCATTTACTCACCCAAAAGAGTAGCAGGTGCAGCGCCAGCAGAGGTTGAGTAACCTGCGCGTCGAGTTGACTCGCCTAGTGCTCTGCGTTGCAGTTCTTGCATAACAGGGGATATTCCCATGAGTAATTGCTGTTGCTGGTTAAAGCTAGGGTCTAGGACGCTACGCGACAAGGCTTCTGCGACATTCTGGTCAATGCCTTGGATGCGTGGACCGAGCTGGCGGTAGATGTTAGTCATACCACCAAGCACATTACCACCAGCCATCTGAGCACCAGCACCGATCAACTCTGTGGGCGATGGTCCTGCCATCTCAGCAATGTCTTGCTGGATGGGTGCAGTTGGTGAGCCACCCTCAATGCGAGACCTAGTGATAGCCATCTGGCGCTCACGCTCTAAATTCTTAACGAATGCCTCGTACTCGCCTTGAGAGTTAAAGACGGTGCGCATACGGTCACGCATCTCACGACTATTGATGAACTTGCCAGCAATGTCGCCAGTCTCCTTCATACCGTAGATTTCATCACGCAAAGATTGGACTGCACCAAGTCGATACATCTGACGCTCACCATCGTCGGTGAACTTAGCCAACTCACGGTTGATCTCTGCTGGTGACTTCTTCAAGAACTTATTAGAGCCAGCCTCTAGAGCGTCCTTGAGCAATGACTCACTAGCAAATGTCTTAACGGCTTCACCGTAGACAGGCACGCCAGTCTGCTTGTCTGTAATGGCATTGAGTAACTCAATACGCAATTCATTTAAGTCATTGGCGCGAGTCGTCTTTCCAGCCCTCTTAGCCTCGTTTGCTGCGTCGCCAACATACTTGTAAGCCTTGTCAAGCATCAACATACTATTTGGCGGTAAATCAGCGTATTGCGGTAATCCGCGAGCGCTTTCAATGGCTGTCTTGATGTCGCGTGACTTAGCCAGCAACTCGTCAATCTTTGGAGAGTAGACCTCACCAGCAGCAAAGGCTTGCTCATACAAAGGTCTAGCCTTCTCAGCGCGAGTCTTGATGATCTCGTCGGCAACCTCACCAATGTCACGCGCACCGATTGCCGTGAAGTCTGTAATGTCCTTGGTGATGCGTGGACCAGCGCCTACGGCACGCTCCACAAGCATCTGACGCACATCTGTCTGCGCACCGCTTGGGACTGCCATAGCACCGCGTGCAAGCCTACGCATAGACTCGCCACCAATGTCTGCCAATGTCTCGTCACGAGCGCCTAGAGTGCGAACTGTCTGAGCCTGACGCGCAGCTATCTGCTCAGGACTTGTGCCTTCGCGGATCAATGCACGAGCGATCAACTCTTGAGCCTTAGTCTCTGCTGTTGGTGCTGGAGCGCCTGTTAATACGCTTGCAACCTTGCGTCCTACTGGTGCGACTACGGTGCTCACAGCAGGTGCTGCTGCACCCATGCCTAGACCTAAGCCACCACCAAGCAAACCACCCGTAACGCGACTTGGTAGACCGCCTTCAGCGCCACCGACACCAGATGCAGCGCCAGATAGAACACCGTAACCAGCACCACGACCCATTTGAGCCAGTAGGCTTGGCGCTTGTTGCGCAGCAACCTGTGCAACCTTGCCAGCAGTAGCAGACACGGCAGGAGCTGCTGCACCACCAGTCAACATACTAGCGCCAAGGGCAGTAGCCACAGGTGCTAGACCGCCACCTATCTCTGCCATTGTTGCGCGTGTGGGGTACTGCTCACCATACTCTTTAAGCCCAGCCCTGACGCGGGAAAGCATCTGCTCGTACTGCGGACCGCTAATAGCGCCAGCCCTAAAAGCAGCCTCAATCTCGTCGGCAGTATTGAATGTCAACCCTTGGAGGAATGGTCCAGCAATGGTTGAAGGGATAGGAGCACCACCAGCCTTGGTTGCGGTTTTAACCGCTTGCTCATAGCGTGATATAGAAAATCCCTCAGACTTTAAGTAGGAGGCAACCATCTCAGGCGGTTGTCCTTGCTGTTGCAAGGTTTTGACATTTTGCTGGATGCGCTCAATATTTGTATCAGCCATCAATAACCTCTACTCGTTTGGTTTTCTTAAATTGAATCTTTGCCACCACTCTTGACGAGTCTGTGGAATGTTTGTTGTGGTTGCACCGCCAATGATCTGTTCTGGTGTCTGTACGCGCTTAAATGGGTCATATACAACCTGATTGGGATCAAGTTTGTAGTTCTTGGCGACTTCGGTGTAACGATTCACCAAGTCGTTAGACATAACGCGCTGAGATTCAACAAGGTTTCTGGCTTGTTGCAAGAAGTCAGAGCGAATCTTCTCATTGAGACGCTCACCACTCAAAGCCTTGTTGTACATATTGCGTACTGAATCAGGTACGCTTCCAGCGTTTTGAGCCGTAGCAAATTCACCCTCACGCACAACCGAGCTAGGGTCTAGCACCTTCATAAAGCCATAAACCATAGCAATGTCACCAGCAGGTGACGGGTTCTTCGCTGCGGTTTCAATCTTCTGATAAGCCTGACCTAACTCAACATAAGGCTTAACTTGCGCTTGGAATTCAGTACGCAAGTCTTTCTCGTTGCCAAATGTTTTACCTTGTAGCGGAATGATAGGGATAAGTGGTTGTGGTCCAGTAGGAGCTACTTGGGGTGCGCCAGCACCACCAGTAGGTGCACCAGCAGGTGATGGAGCGCCAGCAGGACGAGGTGCACCACCTACACCGCCACCGCCACCTCCAACTTCAAAGTAACCGCCAGCCTCTGCACCACCAATAATTTGAGGTGCAAGAGTTTCCGTATATGTCTCACCACCTTTAAGTTTTGACTTATCAATGGCAACGGTATATCCACCCATCTTTTGAAGCACAACATCGCGCTTAGGACCAAAATCGCTAACAGTTCTAATGCTTCCATCCTTCATTTGTTGGACAAGTATTGGCTTTCCAGTTGTTGCGTCTGTAACCTCAAATGGAGAACCTGTGACTTCAGTTCTAGGCTTAATCTGATAAGCCATGTCTTGATAAAGTTTGGCTTCTTGACCCTTACCAGCACCAGCATATATGTCTGCTAACTTCATGTACTGATTGAACTTAATGTCCTCTGGTTTTGCGCCCTCTGGAGGAGCTTCTCCACCAAGCAAAGTTTGCGCAGTAAGTCTTTGCAACTCCATTGCTCTTTTTGCTTCTTGCAGTTTCTGACCAGTTAAAAGATTCTGTATAGCACCTTGCTGTGCTTGCTGATAGCCAGCAGAACCAGCTTGCAAAGCACCGCCAAGGGCTTGACCTAAAGAGATAGGGGTACGGCTTGGACCACCAGCAGATAGCAAGGCTGCTGCTGCTTGTAACATTGCCTGATTGCTAATAGCCTGTTGCTGTCCAGCGCTCAAATAGTCTTCGAGTCCAGTACCGCCACCACCAAAGAGTAAACCGCTAAAGTCTTGTGTTGCCATCATTTACCCCTTACAGGAAACCAAGTAATCCACCGAGTCCAGCACCATATGCTGCATATTCTGGATTCTTTTCACCACCAATTAAAGAACCTAACTTAGCGCCACCCAATGCGCCACCAAGCGCTGATGTGGCTTGGTTTGTATAAAGTGGTGCTGACTGAGTTCCAGCCGACGGTTGAAGGCTTAATGCGCCTTGAGACACACCAAGTCTTTCAAGTCCTAAGTTGCGAGCTGCATCGAGCTTAGATTGCTCGTACTGCTGACGCAACGCTTCTTGTGAAAGACCAAGGTTTTGAGCCTGAGTAAAACCACCTTGGCGTAACTGAGCAACGGCATTAGTTGCATTGCGTAATGCTGCTTCATCGACCAGCGATCTGGTTACGCCTTGGCGTGAACCACCAAAGGCTTTTGCAGCCGTAGCTGCTGCACCTTCAGCAGATATTTGACCTTGGCGAGCACGCTCGATGTCTCCAAGAGTTCCTTGGATTACCTGTTGCTCATAAGGGTTCATGTACTTCTGAACCATGCCAAGGTTGTACTCAGGGAATGCAGCAAACTGCTTAGGACCTAAGCCAGCAGCAGTTGCTCTTGCCTCTTCTAGGTTGCGTAGATATGCAGCCTTAACATCTGGATCAACGCTAGATGACGATGTGGATGTTGTACCGCCACCTAAAGCCTTTGCAGCCGTTAAGCCAAGGCTTGCTGCCGTCAATGCGTTTTGTGGACTAGCAGTAGCCCAATCAAAAGCACCACCAAGCAAACTAGTTTGCGTAGAACCTAGACCGCCAGCAGCAGCGCCTTCGGCAGTTACTGGTGCAACGGTGCTTAATGCAGTTGTTGAGTTCAACGCTGGTACTACTGGAGACAATGGAGGTAAAGCGGTTGCAGTCGCAGCAGGTGTGGCAGCATTAGCCAGAGCTGTTCCAGCAGCAGAGCTTGCTGCCGTAGTGCCGAATGCTGGAAGTTCTGTTGCGATTACTGATCCAGTCGTGACTGGTGAGGAGACTACACCAGCATCAACAACAGCAGACGCTGGTACGGTGCTACCACTAGCATTGACATAAGCCCCGATCTCTGGTGCGTAGTAGTAACCAGCAGCCATCAAAGCAGCCAGAGTCCAACCATTAGGACCAAGCGTATCGCGTACACCCTGATCGATGCTTACGCCAACATCGCTAACGGTATCAATGACACCTTGACCCAACTCACCGATATCGCTTACTACTCCACCCATATCATCTCCCTTGTCACACCTTGTTGGTGTAGATAAAAGCCTTCGATCCGTCTAATAGTGATATTTGACATTTCTCAGACCAGCCAAATGACTTGGCAAATCTTGCAAGTTTGATGTCTTCTTCGCGTATCAGCGCGACGAGAGGCTTCCCAATTAAATTCTCAATCAGAGCAATGCTCTTTAAGCAGTCCTTTTTGACTCCAGAAGACCATCTCTTGATGTCCACATGAATCCACAAATTACCCCTAAAGAACTCCAAGTACACGGTGTAGTCCTCTCGGATACACACAGGCACTTTTCCAGCCCTTAATTCTTGACTCAATTCTAAGTCACCGCTTACCCATTGCGACAACATCAAATCGGTTAACGCCAACGCGCCAGTCCTCTAAGACATTGCCTGTATACCTGACCTTGACCTGTCTGGCAGCGAACCTCACATCTGTGGGTTGAGCTGCGGAATACGGTCCATAAGTCGTCTCAGTATCCATTGGATACATCCGAGTCTTGAAGGACACGACGACCTCGCCAAGAGTCTGCTCGTCTGGGATAACCCGACGCACCGACATGATGTTGTCCCCGTTGCCAATCTCGTAAGGACCAGACTCAGCGTAAGGAGTTGAGCCGTCATAGGCAAAACCCACTTCGTGCTCGTAGATGTAACCGTCTGACGAAATCATCAAGGGATTAGTAAATACACCTCTATCAGTTCCAGCAGTCCGAGCCAAACTACCAATAGCCCAATGCCCTTCGCGGTAGTTGTAGACGACATAGGAGTCGTTCTCATTGCTGGCGCTAGACGGGTAAAACCAGATGATCTCTCCATACTTTGAGTTGTGTACTGCGTAGACCTTGCTTGACTGGTTGTAGTTGATGTTCTGGAAGATGTAGTCGCCAACATCCGACACCAAGGGCTTGACATAGCCGTCATACACCCAAAAGCCTGACTTAGACATCCAAATGGCTGCCGTATCAATGGCTGCGACAGCCTGAGACGAGATTACGCCACAACCTGATCCAGCCTTCTCAAAGGAATAGACATAAGGCAGACCAATATAGGTAGCAGCGTGGACATCGACATCGGTAAAGAGAAGATTGATACCCCTCACACGCTTACCGCACTTCAGAGAGCCTACTGAGTTGAGTTCAAAGTCACCAGCCTGATTCGTTGTGGATGGTGTCCAGACTGTGTTGTTTTCTTGGTCACACCATGAAACCTTGCGTGGGTTACCTGACGCGCCAAGGGCAAAGACAAAGCGCTCTGCCGTCGTCATCACAGCCTCGCAGCTCGTTGGCGCGTTAGTGATGGCAACAGCCTTTGTTGGCGTGGTAAAGCCTAACTGCCACTCAAGGAGCTGTCCATCGGCACTGGAACACGCCACTAAATACTCGCCCCATGAGTCCATCGACCAAGTTGTCGCTGGAATGATTGCACCTAAGTCTGGACGCGCTACACCGTAGGCAGAAGAGCCGTAAGTGCCGTAGCCGTAACCAGTCTTTAGCGTTGCGTCTGTAATGCCAGTCGTAAAGGTTGTAGGCGTAATGTCCTTCAAGACACCACCCTCGCTCATGGCGTAGAGCTTCGTAGGCGTGCCAGCAGCAATGTAGCGTTCATCTGAGTTAGTACGCCAAGTGAGCATTCCACGGCTGACACCAGTCATTTGTGAGGTTGAGCGCTTACGCCACCCGCCCCAAGGTCTCAATGTGTTCTCAAACCAACGCACAAGGTTCGAGTCATACCAGCGCCCCGCAGACTGGTACTCTGTACCGTTGCGGTAAACGCCAGCAGGGATTTTGATTGGTACGAGTGCCATAGGTCAATTATGCTGAAAGATTGGACACAAATGTCATTGTCGCCACGACTGATGCCGTCGACGGTCTAGTCGGGCTTGTTCCTGCTGCATACGCTTGGATGGTTATGTTGGTGTCTGGTGTTGACCACCATATCTCCACAAAGTCGTTTGCGTTTAGGCTTATAAAGTAGTTCCAACCAACGATGACATGACCATTGAAAATGCCATGCTTACTTGGAACACCTACAAGTCCAGCAGAGCCAGCAATGTCAACTCCAGCACCAGATGCGTCTTTACGCAACCAGATCGTTACATCGTGCTCTTGCGTGTCTGCATTATCAAATTGCACGCTGAATTGAAGGTTATAGATGCCAGCCTGAGCCACGGTCAACTTAGAGTTTGACGCAACAGTCACACCATTGGAGTAGTCTGTCGTATTAAATGTCATCACCGTAGCGGTATTAGCCGTAGCCGTTTGGTCTGTCGTGTCTTGGAATGCCCCATAAGGCATATTGATAAACCTACCACCGCGAGGAGACGCAAGGGACTGCAAGGAATTTGTCAACTTCAAGAAGAAGGTGCGCAAAGCACCATTCGTCTGCGCAACCGTCAGACGGTCATACCGATCCTGCGGATTAGGCAGGTCTGGTACGGCTGGTGTCTGGAGTTGCTGGTAGAAGTTTGTCATAGAGCCTTAGCGTATTCCTCTTGACTCAGCAAGCCGACTGCATATTTGTTTTGTGGTCTAAAGATGGTGAGTTTTTGTCCACGCATCTCAGGCGCAAAGGAGATGTGAGTCCAAGACGCATACTCATGGATCATCTGGTCAAACTTGATACCTGCTGCCTCAATAGCTTTACAGACCTCCAAAGGACTACCAAAGCCCTTAGATGTGAAGTCAATCGCCCAGCCGTCCATATGTGAGCTGATCTTCGATCCACCCACAGCGACATTGACCTCTGGTAGACGCAACCAAGAATTGACATTGATTGGCTTGCCAAGTAACTTCCTGACCTCTTCCATACCAGCAGCAGCCTTTTTCATGTTCTCTAACTGCTGTGGTGAAGGCTGGTTATTGATTCCCAAACGGGTTGCGGTATCAGAGTGCGTTGCCTCTTCAAGACTAAAGTGTTCACTTAGTTGCATCATCTTCTCCCACAATGGCTTTTGCAATGGCAGTTGACGCCTTGCGTCCTGAGATACCGCCCATAGTGCCGACACCCATAAACGCAATGGCTTTCAAGATTTCAAGGAATACACCGTCAATCGGTGCGAGTTCTGGGTCTTGCTTCTCAAACCCGATCAGGTACAAGACACCAAACGCAATGCCTAGAACCATGATGGTGATCGACTTGACGACGAAAGCCCAGACTTGGACTTCGACCTCTTCCACCGTCAGTTGTGGACGATTAGCCCTAGCCAACAATAGTTGCTTTAATAACTCAATCATTTGCGTTTCTCCATCACCTTCTCAACAGTTCTGCCACCAAAGTAAGCCAACATGATCAGTTGACCCCACTCACCCAATAATTTCACATAGGTCTCGTTCACATTGATACTGAATGCCGACATCATGGCGAATAAGAAATACGCGCTCAGGATCGCTATAAGGGTCAATGGACGAATGTTTTTTGATAGGTAGGAGTCAGACTTCATGTCTGCTTCCCAGCGCTTTGTAACGGCTTCTAGTTCAGCCTTGGCAAAGTCTGCCTCTACCTCCGCAAGTTTTGCCGTCGCTGCTGGATCGCCAGCAATAGCCTTTGCAACGGCATCAACACTATCAGACACGCCAAACTTACTAGCCAAAGCGGTAACAGCAGCGCCACCCATAGGACCAGCGACAGCCATTGCCAGCGTGGGTGCGACACCCTTGAGAAGATTGAGTAAGTCATTCATTGCTCTGCCTTTCCATTAACCTTAATTGTCGGTTTATTTGTCTCTCTTTTTTCTCCAACCTAATCTCGGCTTTTTGTATCTTGATCCACATACTGATCAAGACTGGCGTGATGATTAAGACAATCGTCAGCATTACACACACAAGGATCAGAATGCTTCGATAAATGAATTTATCCATACTGCGTATAGCCAAGAAACTACGAGCAGCGTGATAAACAATCCCATGCCAAGCTCAATCTTTTCTTGTCTGAACCTTTCTTGTCTGTAAGCCTCTATCTGTCTCCTAATTCTAATTTGTTCCTTGCGTTTTTGTTGTTCTGCTTGAACCTTAGAGTAGATACTGTTGTAGTTCTCCCAGAGTGGTCCGAGTTGATAAGGCACACTTGCACCCCTCATCATTCCACTCAACTTGACATAGCTCTGGTCTAGTTCGTTTTTGTAAACAGAGAGTTCCAGAATCGTCTCAGGGTCTGGGTCACTACTTGCAAATACTTCCTCATACTTGATTTCCACATACTCGGTTAACTCCTTGTGGTGTCTGAAAAACGCACCTAAATGCCCAATGAACTGCTGAACGATCTCAGTCTCGTTAGGGATATGCGTTGTGTAGGATTCCTTCTTTTTCGCCACAGGCTTGGCTTCTGTGGCTGTCGGCTTGGACTCGACTGGCTTTGAGCCACCGAATAATCCCTTAAAGAAACTAAAGATGGACTTAGTTTCCTTGATGATGGTCTGAGCATCATCGGTTGCCTTCTTAATCTTTTGAACTGCGACCTTACCTTCGGATAAGGCTTCACAGCAGTAAGTGATCCCGTCATAAGCCAGTTGCATTGCCTTGAAAGCAGCGCCAATGGTAATGGGATCAAACACATCACTTCTTTATGTCTTTGTATATTTGATACAGCTTGTGCAGAATCATTAAGACCGTATAGATCAAAGTAGCCCACAACAAGACTTCGCTGACCTGATAGCCAGCGACAGTTGCAAGGGATACAGTAACTGGAGGTGCTACCTTTGCAACTAGCGCAGCAGCGCCTTCAGTTGTGTGCTCATTGGTCATGGCTGCTCACCCCAGTTCTGATTGGTCACAACGGTGATCAATGCAGGTACATCGGCAGCACCAGAGATTGCAGCTACAAGCCTTGCGCACTCAGTCACAACGCCAGCTCTGTAAGTGGCAACAGCCGTAGGTATAGCAACATCACGCTCTGCCTTACGAATGACCATCCAATCGGTCTGAGCCAATAACTTGTTAGCCGTGTCCTTGACTTGTGCAGTCCAGTTTGACTTCAAGCCCTTGGTGACCAAGCGTTCTGTGGAGTCAACCATTGCTGGCTTGCCGTCTACTGTGCCTAGCACCTTGACATACATGGGATTGCCGTCTTGGTCTGACTCTTCCCTGTCGTTCAAGAGTTTAGGACTGTCTACGCCCCAATAGAAGCGGTCATCGTAGGTTGTGGTTACATCTGCAACCTCTTCAATGCCTACTGCTTGCTTCTCAGCAAGGCTTGTTAGGCGTAGCCAGTTGGCGGGATACGAAGTTCCATCAATGGTGAATGGAGTATCGAGTGGGATGGTTTGGTTGTTGTGTTTAAACATATATCACCTTGCAAGAGAATATTTGAATGGGTTTTCGGCAAAACAAGCGTAAATGTATGTGGATGAAGAATTATTTA